CGAGGGTAGCGCCGATGAGCAAGTTCAGCTCGGCAGGAGTTGCCGTGACGCCGGCCAAGGCCAGATCAGGAACAAAAGTAGCCGTCAGGTCTGCAACTGCTGCGCCGGTGCCCGCGCCGTTGGCATAGACAATAGCGCCCGTGCCCGCAGGGATCGTCACGTTGCCACCCGACCCTTGGGTCATGATGACGCTCTGCGCCGTCGCGTTGCGGACGAAGTATACCTTCTCGGCGTCGTTGGGGGAGATCGTCACGGTGTTCGTGCCCGAGGGAGACCCACCAAAAACAATCAGCCCATATTGCCCGTCAGACAGAACGCCGTTGGCCGTGGTCAGCGCGTGCGTGGTTCCGGTCAGCGACACAGCGCCAACGCCGTTGGTCAGCCGGTCGACAATCTGCATGTTGAGGTTGACAACATCGCCCCAGACGCCGTCTTTCTCGCCGTCGGCCGGCAGCTCGATCCCGCCGTTGTTCGTAAATGTGCTTGGCATGGTTCGTCCTTACGCTGCGTGCGACTCTGTCGCACTATATCGTGGGCTTGGGCTTACGTCTACCTATGCAATCCGGATCACCGCTGCGTCCGCCGTTGCATCAGGAAACTGCACTGTGAATGTCGTTCCGTTGGCCACCTTGTCTGCGCCGAAGTCCAGCACCGCGACTGCGGGGCTCCCCACAACAGAGCTGTTATACACAAGCCCACCCCGCGCGGTCAGGGTGGTCCCGGGCCACTCCACGTCCTCGAAGGTCACGAAAGCCGTGGTGCCAGAGCTCTCTACCGCGAGAGCCGTGAGGGCTTCGCCGCCTGCAGTGTAACCCGCGCCGGCAACCTCGTTGCTCGCGCCGTATGCTGCAGTGGCCGCATCGAGCGTCGCCTCGTTGGTGAATAGCGCCAGCTTGAACGTATGTGCTGTGAAGTCATGCACACCCGCGAGCAGCTCTCTCTTGAACGACGTGACGAGGTAGTTGCCAGTAAACATCAGGCTCTCCCATCCCGGTAATCGTCGCGGTTCGATCGGGCGTCGATCATGCCCAGCTGCGCCAGCGCTTCGTTGTACCGGTCAGTGTAGGTCTTCATGAGGTCAGCGTCACCCTTCATGTAGGTGTACGCCTCGACCAGCGCGCCGTAGAGCAATGCGGTATCAGCATTCGTGCCAAGCCACGACGTGCTCGTAGTGACGATAGACTCCGGGTCGCGGTAATAGTGGAGATCAATCTGATAGTCTGCATCGGGCGTCGGTCCGAGGATGAAATTACCCTCGCTCGCTCCGTCGTCCCCGTTGTACATACCGTAATACTTCGGCCGGCCCGTGGCGGACGGGTTCGGGTATGCCTCGCGCATAAAGTTGACGTCTTTGTCCAGCAGATAGGTATACTCTCCCGCGGCACTGATAAGAGCCATGGAGAACACCGAAAGAAAGTCAGCAGGGCGTGTGACAAACCGCGTCCCAGATGTGACCGAAAGGGTGGCCGTGTCGCGGAACTCCGGCAGCATCACAGTGCGATAGATGCGCTGCTCCGCTTGCCGTACGAACGTGGGGATGTTGGCGACGAAAGTCGTTTCCGAGTTTTCGCAGTAGTTCTGAATCAGCTCTACAAGCTCCGCATATGTCATGTCTTAACCGCTCCGCGAGTATTTGCCGCCCTTGGTGGCTGCACCGCATCCGCGGGCCATGCCACCTCCGGCGTACTTTTTCGTCTTCATCGCGCCGCCGCCCATTTTCTTCTTGGGTGCGCGCGAGTCGCCACGTTCTGCTTCAGGGGTCAGATCGATAACCGCCTCGGGTCGCGCGCGGGGGCGCGCAGACTTTGTCGGGGCCGATGTCGGCCGCGCTTGTGGACGCGCAGACTTTGTCGGCGCCATTGATTTCTTCTTCGGTTCTTTGGCCATGTCAGCCTCCTGTGGTTACGGTGACGGCGCCAACGGAGCCCACCATGGTTGTGACCGGGTCCCCGACGGGGTTCCAGCCAAATAGTCCGCGGCTCTCCGCAAGGGAGGTATCCGGGCGCGGATCACGCAGAGATTGCGGATCGACAACGCGCACGCGGCCAAGAAAGTTCTGTGGGTGATCCGGATCTACGACGTCGCGGCCGACACGCATGCCAGTCTTCTGCCCGTCGCGGACTTCCCACACGAGATCAGACAGAGGGTAACGAAACCCCGTTCTGTCGCAAAACCCGAACGCCCGCTTCCCGGCTGAATACGTCATCTGTACCCGCTCCCCGGAGTGAAGTGGCTAGACGCGCGGTCCGAGTCTTCGTCTGCTGCGAGTTGGAACTGCGCGTTGTATTCGTCGCGCAGTGCGGGGGCCCGGGCAGCAGCTTCAGGCTTCTTCATAGCGATGTGAAACGCCAATCCAGATACGAGGGCGGGGATAAATCGTGGCGGGATGGCTGCTGATCCGGCAATACCAGACTCGAGGCCGTCAATGCCCTTCAGGCGATAATAGGCAACGGAGTATGCGCTGTCCGGCACCGGCCACAGCGTAAACTTTACGTCGCTGACTCCACGATCCACGTAGATCTGAGTAGGACGCCCCTGCGTGTTTTTGTTCGTCTGCTGGGCGTATGTCGAGACGCTGATCCGCTGCAGTGCCGTATCGATCTGGTTGGTACCTGTGCCGGTGCGCAGCTGATGCTCGATGATGTCGATCGTATCCGTGGGCAGGGTGTACACTGCGGTGCCTGCGGTAAGCGGCGCGACGCCCGACTCGATCGTAAAGAGGTTCAGGCCGCGGTTCTGCCACTCCAGCGTCAACATATTCAAGCTGCGGCGCACGGTCTTCAGGTCATAGCCCGACCGCATCTCGAGGCCGGCGCGCTCGAAGGCTTCTTCGAAGATCTCGGATAGGTCTGGTACGACAACGGCCATCAGCGCATCGCCCCCTTGGTCTTGCCCTTCATGCAGCAGCCATCACCGCGGACTTTACCGCCGGTTTTCATGCGCTTGGCAGCAGAGCTCTTGGCGGCCATGTTGGATTGCAGCTCGTCCATGTCGTCACCCGACTTGTTCTTTTTCTGCGACGCGTTGTACAACGCACCGATGCCGCCCATGCCCAGAATGCCTTCGGCGTTGCCTGACTTCAGGCTTTTGCTGAGTGCGTAGGCGGGGCTGAGCATGCTCAGCAGCTTGCCACCTTTGGCCTTCTTCTGCGTCTTCTTCATCGTTCCACCTTTCAGTTGGGTGCGCATCTGCGCGCGCGAGATTGCCATTACCACTTAGCCTTATCGGCCCAGTACGCGGCCGACATCTTGCCCTTGGCGATGTTCTTACCATGGCGAGACTTGAAACTCGCGCGTTTTTTCTTCATTCGATCCGATTCTCCGGCCTTGGGCTTGCCCGCAGTGCTCGCCCCTTGCTCCCCGAAGCGGATCGTCTTCACCTTGTCGCCCTCTTTGGCAACCACGACGTGCGACTTCTTGGGGTGGTTTGGCGTGCGCTTTGGCTTGTTAAATCCGGCTACGCCCGCTCGCGCGATACGGGGGTCTTTTTTGGACTTTGCCATCCTACTCACTCCATCCTGCATAGGCTGAAAGCTGCACGATCAGCGCCAAGCCTGTTTTGCGTGCTTCGACCATATCGTCACCTGCCAGTGACTCAGCGTGCGCTGCCGCCGTCGGTTTGATGCGGTCAATCGCGGAGTTTGTCGGCGAGTCCATGCAAGCGGGCAATACGCTCAGCATCAGTGGCACCGCCACCAGTATCCGCATTGTTGATCCGGTCATGTGCATCCACCTCGTCCTGAAGCCTGCGGCGCGCCACAGCCGCACGTACGTCGCTGCGCCACTTCGCATACAACGCAGCAAGGGCGGCTATCGCCAACCCCGCCGCGACGGCATATCCTTTGACCCGGCCCCACACTACCGCGTCCGCTTCCAGAGCAGGTAGCCGATGAATGCGGCTGCCACGACGACAGCCACAAGCTGCGCGGTGGGGGCCAGCTGGCCCAAGACGGGCAAGTAGTCCGCTGCAACCGCAACTGCTCCTGCCACCCCGGCGCCAGCGGCGGCCTGTGCATCTTTGTCCTCGGAGAGTTTCTCTGGCTGACGCGGTGGCTCAGTTGGCCATGCAGTTGCCGTATCTGGCCACCGTGTACCCCACGACCGCTCCGGTCCGGTGTCAATGTGCATGAAGCCGGACTTCGGGTAAAACCCGAAGCCGGTGAACCCGACGGCACGTGCCGCTTTCTCGAACTCGTTCGGGTCGTGGTTGTCCATGCGCACGTCGAAGGCGATACCTTGCATGTGCATGCTGTTCTTGGCTCCACCAACGGTCCGGTTGTGTTCCGGCGACCGGTACGCAGAAGTAAGGACGAGGGGCTTACCAAGCAGGTCGCGCAGGGATTGCAGCTTGCTCATGGCTTCGACGTCGAGGATGATCTTCCCGGTACCCTTGCACGCGATTTCTTGTGGGCTGAATGACTTCCACGGCCAGACGTTGTCTGGCACCTGCTTGTAGTGGGTGAAGTTCCGTTTCATGTCTTACTCCATGCAAAAGCGTAGGCGACAGCCCCGGTTATGATAATCCAAAATAGCCGCTCTGCAAAGCGCAACGTCTGGCCGTTGTTTCCAACTCGGCCTTCCATCACCGTCAGTCGGCGGCCTTGGTTATTCTGCTCGACGTCCAACGTGTCCATACGCTTGAACAGCGTAATCATGCGCTCTTCCATTCGGGCAAGCGCGACAATGGCATCGCCAACCTGATCTAGCTTTTTCTCTATGCGCTCGAGGCGGGCGTCATCGCTCATCGTCTAAGGTCCTTTCGGCAGTCACCTGTATTTGAAAAACAAAACAGCCAGCGCCATCGCGATGCGCCGCCAGCGGGGCACCTTGTCTGCCTTGAGTGCTTCATGGAATTGCGCCCCTGCTGTGAAGCGGTCCCAACCTGATTCCAGAAAGTGATCGTGAAGTGCCGATGCTTTCAGGTAGCGGTGATCGTG